AACATATAATATTACAGTAGCTTCAAATAGTTTAAAGATCAATGGAAGCGTACAAGATGCTATAATAGATGTTAATGGCGGAGCAGCAATATTTGTATATACAGGCTCAACATATGGATGGAGAATGGGATAATGCCAGTTAATTTATCAAGTTTAGGTGCAAAATCACAAAAGGTACAAGAATTTACAGCAACTGGATCATTTGTAACTCCATCTAATGTAACAGCTGTAGAAGTATTTCTTGTTGGAGGTGGTGCTGGTGGCGGATGGGCAAGCGGTAATGGTGGTTTTTGTGCTGGCGGTGGCGGTGGGGGTGGTGTTGTTCTTGAAAATACAATTGCTGTTACTGCTGGTTCAAGTTACACGGTAACTATTGGGGCAGGAGGTGCTGGCTCAACATCAACTGCTACTGGTGGAAATGGTGGTGACTCAAGTTTTGGTTCTCTTCTTGTTGCAAAAGGCGGCGGTGGTGGAGGCAGTTTTAATACTAATACCAATACTGGAACCCGTGGTGCAAATAATGGAACAGGTGGTGGCGGACCAGGATTAACTGGTAGTGCAACTCGAGTTATTGGCGGCGGCGGCGGTGGCGCTGGCGGCAATGCTTCAATAATTGCAAACTATAGCACAGGAACATACCTTGTTGGAACACCTGGTAACGGTTCACAGGGTGGTAGCGGAGCGCCTGGAACATTTACTAATACACCAATTGTAATAATTGCTGGACCTGGATATAAAGGTTATGGTGGCGGCGGCGGAGGTGGTGGTCGCATTACTAGTGGCAATGTTGATTCTACAGGACCAGACTCGATTCCATCTTCTGGTGGCGCTATTGGTGGAGTAATAAATGTTTCTAATGCAAATAATTTATCAAATGGAAGCAATGCTTCTGCCAACACGGGCGGTGGCGGTGGTGGTGGGTTAATGCACAACGCAACAACTGCATCTGCAAATGGTGGTTCTGGTGGTTCAGGATATGCAAGAGTTACATATTGGACATAGATTTAAGCATTAAATAATGCTAAAATAGGATAAACATAACAAAGGAGAAATAAAATGGCACATTGGGCCGAATTAGATGAAAGTAACATTGTAACAAGAGTCCTTGTTGGATCAAATGATGATCCAGATGAAGGATATCAGTGGTTAATTGATAACTTGGGCGGAACCTGGGTAAAGACTTCATATAATGCAGTTGCAGGAAAGCGTAGAAATCCTGAGACAAATGAGATTACAGATGAAGCAGGATTTAGAAAGAATTATGCAGGTATTGGATATACATGGGATTCAGTAAGAGATGCTTTTATTCCACCTATGCCGCCGACTACTATTCCAGATCCAGAAGTTGAGGGCGGGACAAAAGAAGTTACTTGGACTCTTAATGAAGATACATGTAACTGGGAAATAGCAGAATAACAAAATAATTTAAGTAGGGGATATGTGAACCTAATTGGCAGATAAAGATTTTAAAGTAAAGTCAGGACTTGATCTTGGTACCCCTCTTCCTTTAACAGAGGGCGGAACAGGACAAACTTCTGCTACCAATGCTTTAAACGCATTACTACCATTACAAACATCTTCTGCTAATAAAGTTTTACAAACCGATGGAACCTCCACATCTTGGGTTACACTACCAAATGGATTTACAAAAGGTGATACATCAAGCAGACCAGGATCACCATCTTTAGGTGACATTTATTCAAATACACAAACTGGCTATATTGAAGTTTACACATCTGCAGGATGGTCACAACTTGGTGTAATACCAACATCAGCAACAATTGGAACAGCTACAAATTCTGGAAGTGGAAGAGCCTATAATAATGGATCTGCTTCTGTTACATTTACAGCAGGCTCTGGCGGAGGCTTGGCATCTTCATATACTGTTGCATCTACATCTGGAGGATATTCTGCAACTGGATCATCTTCTCCAATAGTTGTAACTGGACTACAGTCTGCTACATCATATCAATTTACAGTAACAGCAACTAACGGATACGGAAATGCTTTAGCATCAACAGCTTCAAATTCAATAACAGCTACAACAGTTCCACAAGCACCAACAATTGGCGCAGCAACAGATCTTGGAACTAGTGGAAGTATTTCAGTTGCATTTACAGCAGGTGCAACTGGTGGATCTTCAATTACTGGGTATACAGTAACTTCTAGTCCAGGATCATTTACTGGAAGTGGAGCATCTAGTCCTATTACAGTTTCTGGTCTTACAAATGGAACTGCTTACACATTTACAGTCACAGCTACTAATGCAAATGGAACATCTACAGCAAGTAGTGCTTCAAGTAGTGCAACTCCAACTGCTAAACCAGTTGTAACTGGAGGTACTCTTTCATCTGATGCAACATATTATTATAGAACATTTACTGCAAATGGAACACTAGGGGTTGCTACCACATCACTGTCTGCTGACGTATTAACAATTGCAGGTGGTGGTCCAGGTGGAAACTCAGCTGATGGCGGAGGTGGCGGTGGAGGCGCTGGAGGAGTTTCATATCAATCTTCACAAACATTAGCAGCTACATCACACTCTGTTACAATTGGAGCAGGTGGAGTAGCAACAACAACAACCTCTGGTGAAAATTCAAATTATGGAACAAATGGCAATAATTCACAAGTAGGTGCATTAACAGCTGCAGTTGGTGGTGGAGCTGGCGGCATGTGTGGTTTCTTTGGTGGATCTGGAACAGGTCGTGCTAGAGATGGAAGGGCAGGAGGATCTGGTGGAGGTAGCTATACAAGATATAGTGGTGGAGATAATCAAATTGGAAGCGGTGGAGGAGCTACAGCAGGTCAAGGAAATGTAGGCGGTGGAAATGGAGGTGGAAACTTCTGCGGTGCTGGCGGAGGCGGAGCAGGTGCCGCTGGAGGAGCAACACAGTCTATAGGAGGTGCTGGCGGAGCTGGAACAGCAGCTTATTCTTCATGGGGAGCAGCAACATCAACTGGACATAATGTTGCAGGAACTAGATATTATGCAGGCGGTGGTGGAGGTGGAACAACAAATCAGAATGATACTGCTGCTGCATCTAATGGTGGAGGTGGAAAAGGATCTTCAACAAATTACACTGTTGGAGTAACAGGAACAGCCAATACAGGTGGAGGTGGCGGTGGTGGCTGTCAAACTAACGGCGGAACTGGTGCTGCAATTGGTGGATGGAATGGCGGATCAGGAATAGTAATTGTTCGTTATACACGCTCACAGATTGCAGGCGGATAATGTCAAATAAAGATTTCAAAGTTAAAAATAAACTCCAAGTAGGAGGAATTACTGCATCTGGTCCAGTTGTTGCAGATGCTTATGGAAATCTTGATTCAACTTCTTCAATTTCAACACAATTTGGCGGAACAGGAACAACAACCTCTCCTACATCAGGACAAATATTATATTCATCTGCTGGTACTACTTATGCCCCCGCAACATTAGCAGGGTTACCTGGAACATATGCGGTAGGTAATACCGCATCTCGTCCAGGATCTCCATCATTAGGACAAATTTATTCAAACACAGAAACTGGATATATTGAGGTTTATACATCAGCAGGATGGTCACAGCTCGGAGTTATTCCACTATCTGCAACAATTAGCACAGCCACAGATGTTGGCACTAATGTTGCATATAACTCAGGAGCAGTAGATGTTGCATTTACGCCAGCAGCTGGCGGCGGATTAGCGTCTTCATTTACAGCACTTTCATCTCCTGGAGCAATTAGCGCATCAGGATCTTCATCGCCAGTTAGAGTAACTGGCCTAGCCCTTGGGACAGCATATACTTTTACTGTTACAGCAACTAATGGGTATGGAAACGCCTTAGCATCTAGCTCTTCATCTTCAGCTACAACAACTTCTGTGCCGCAAGCACCAACAGTTGGAACTCCAACAAATATTACTGGCGCAGCATTTGGATCTACTGTTTCTTCTTCTGTTCCAGTAACAGCAAATGCAACAGGCGGTAAGGCAGTATCAGGATTTACAGTAACATCTAGCCCAGGGTCTTTAACTGGAACTGGAACAAGTCCAGTAACAGTTGCTGGATTAACTTCTGGAACATCTTATACTTTTACAGCAGTTGCAACTAACGCTAATGGAAATTCAACAGCAAGTTCAGCATCTGCCTCTTTAACACCTTCAACAGCGCCAGCAACAATGTCTGCGCCGACTGCAACAGATATTGGAACAAGTCGTGCATATAACAATGGATCTGCATCTGTAGCATTTACTGAACCTTCTACAGGAGGATCTGCTATTACAGGATATACAATTACATCTTCTCCTGGTTCATACACAGCATCAGGCTCATCATCTCCACTTATAGTTACTGGACTTCAATCTTCTACTCAGTATACATATACAGCTACAGCAACAAATGCTAATGGAACATCTACGTCAAGCCCTGCATCATCTGGAGTAACTGCAACAACCGTTCCACAAGCACCAACTATTGGTACAGTTACAAGAACAAATGACACTACAGTTTCTATTCCATTTACAGCAGGAGCAACTGGCGGATCTACAATTACATCTTATACAATTACAAGCAGCCCTTCAGTTGCTTTAACTTATTCTGGAACATCATCTCCATTTACGGTGACTGGTACCTTTGCAACAAATCAATCTTATACATTTACAATGACTGCAACAAATGCAAATGGAACTTCTGCAGGATCTTCTGCATCAAATTCTATGACTCCAAAACCATATTTAGGCCCAACATCAGTTGAGTATCTTGTAGTTGCAGGAGGAGGAGCTGGAGCATCTGCCGTTGGTAACGGTTGGGGATCAGGAGGAGGCGCTGGCGGAATGCTAACTGGAACCACATCAGTAAATGCTGGATCCTATAACGTTACCGTAGGAGGAGGTGGTGGCGTAAACTCATCATCACATTCAAATGGTGCAGCTGGGAGTAGTTCAGTCTTTTCATCTATAACCGCAAGCGGTGGAGGGGGTGGAGCAAACAATAGTATTGGAGCTCCTTCATCTGGCGGTTCTGGTGGAGGAGGAACAAATTATTCAACTAATCCAGTTTCTACAGGAGCCTCTGGCATAGGAGGTCAAGGAAATAGTGGAGGAAATGCTCCAATTGCTAATGGCGGAGGATATGCAGAAGGCAATGTACCTACTGCTGGCGGTGGCGGTAAAGGTGCAGTTGGAGGTAACACAGGTGGTACGACCACTGCTGGCAATGGTGGAGCAGGCTCAGCCTCATCTATAACAGGTTCATCTGTAACCTATGCAGGCGGCGGAGGTGGATCAACACTATTTGGTACTACTGGTGGCGGCCTTGGCGGATCTGGTGGTGGAGGGCGTGGATCAAACGCTAATGCAAACCTTTCACCTGCAACAGTTGCCGTTTCTGGAACACCAAATACTGGAGGTGGTGGTGGCGGTGGTGTAAACAGCGGCTCCTGTGGTCCAAATGGAGGTGGGGGATCTGGAGTTGTAGTAATTGCATACTCAAACTCGTTTTCAGCACCTACAATTAGTGCTGGATTAACTTATGATCAACCTTCAAGATCTGGATATAGAGTATACAGATTTACTGGTGGAACGGGAACGGTGACTTTTTAATGGCACATTATGCATTTTTAGATGAAAATAATACAGTAACTGAAGTTATTGTTGGAATTGATGAGGATCAATTAATTGACGGATTATCTCCTGAAGAATGGTATGGCAATTTCCGTGGACAAAGATGTTTACGTACATCTTATAATGGAAACATTCGCAAAAATCATGCTGGAATTGGATATACATATGATGAATCTCGTGATGCTTTTATTCCACCAAAAATGCTTGAATCATGGGTTTTAAATGAAGAGACATGTAACTGGGATTTACCAATACCTTATCCATCAGACGGATACTTGTATTTGTGGAATGAAGACACAACATCCTGGAATAAAGTAGAATAAGCATTTACAATAACTGCTTTAAATAGTAGAATAGGTACTATGAATCTAGTACAAAAATCAATATCTAATGGGGGAAAATTAGTTCCTCTTATTATTCCCGCCGAAGAAACGGGCGGGACAGGATTAATGAACCCCTCTATCTTTATAGATGATGATGGAGATATCCTATGTATATTGCGTCACATAAACTATACTTTATATCACTCTGAAAATGATCAAAGATTTCCTAGCGTATGGGGACCATTAGCATATTTACATCCAGAAGAAGATCAAAGACTAATAACTGATAACTACCTTTGCCGACTTGATAAAGATTTAAATATAATTAACTGGACATTGATTGATACTAATAAATTAGATGTTACACCAATATGGACATTTGTTGGATTAGAAGATGCCAGACTTGTTAAATGGGATGGCAAATATTATGCAACAGGAGTTCGCAGAGATACAACAACCAACGGAGTTGGTCGTATGGAATTATCAGAATTAAAGATTGATAAAAAATCCTGGACTGTTAAAGAAATATCACGAATTAGAATTCCAGCCCCCATAGATGAAAATTCATACTGTGAAAAGAATTGGATGCCTATCCTTGATAAGCCATTTCATTATATTAAATGGACTTCTCCAACTGAGCTTGTAAAAACTTTTCCTAAACTGCCTGCTCGTTGTGAGCAAATAAGTCTTAAACAGGGCGTAGAGCCTGATACAGAACAGCGTGGCGGATCACAGATAATTAAATGGGGTAATCATTATATTGCTATCTCTCATGAAGTTGTTTTGTTTAAAAACTATATGGAGCAAAAGAATGGAACCTACCGACATCGCCTATGCGTATGGGATGAAGATTTTGTTTTAGTAGGAGTATCTCCTCAAAATTGGGCTTTTCTAGATGGACAAATTGAATTTTGTGCAGGTGCTGCAGAACATGAAGGAGACCTGCTAGTTAGCTTTGGATTCCAAGATAATGCAGCTTTTGTTTTACAGGTTCCTGGCGAAGTTATTAATACAATGATTGAAGAGGCATTAAATGTTTAAGTCAATAAATGATTTAGTTGTTGATCTTTCCAAAGACCCATTTAATCCTATTCTAAGTTTTAAGATTGCAATGGAATACGAAAAGGCTGGACAAACAGCATCTGCCGTTTCTTTTTATCTCCGTACAGCAGAATACGGATATAATTCTCATCCAGAGTATGTATACACATCCCTTTTAAAATCTGCACAATGTTTTGAAAATCAAAAAAATCGTGAGAGCACCGTCCACAACTTATTCTTAAAAGCTGTTGCATATATTCCAACAAGACCAGAAGCATGGTTTCTTTTAGCAAGATTTTGCGAAAGAGCACAGCGTTGGCAAGAAGCGTATACATTTTCCGAAACAGGATTAATGTACACAAAAAATAAAGTAACCCCCTTGCCTGCTTGGGTAGATTATCCAGGAGAGTACTCTTTAATATTTGAAAAAGCTGTTACTGGTTGGTGGGTAGGCAGAAAAGATGAATCTTATGACTTGTTCCAAGAAATTATTAAACAGGATATAGCACATGGATACAGAACAGCAATTATTGCCAACCTTAAATTATTTCAAAAAAGAGAATACATTGATCCATTAGAGCCAGTAGTAACTAATTTCCGTAAACACTTTGATAGCGATGCCCCTGTAATTATAGACGTTGGTACAAGAGATGGCGATGATGCTTACTATTTATATAAAAAATTAAATAGCTCTCGGGTAGTTGCTGTAGATGCTAACGTAAATGCTATTAGCCAAACACGATCTAACTACCCATGGATGGATATTGTTTATACAGCCATTACAGAAAAAGATGGTGAAATTGATTTCCATATTGTTAATGGTGACGATAAAGAATCTTCTGGTACATCTTCAGTATTTAATAAAGATAAATCTATAAGCCCGCCCCCAGAGTATTATGCAGATAAGATACAGAAGATAACAGTTCCTTCTACTCGCATGGATACTCTTCTATCAAATTTAGGCATAGATGATAAGATAGATGTTGTTAAGGTTGATACAGAGGGATATAGCTGGCAAGTCCTACAAGGATTTGGAGATAGACTAAAAGATGTTCGTTTATTTCATTTAGAGACTGAAAAAACCTCTATGCATGATGATCATATAACTACTGATAAAATTATAGAATTTATGATTGATAACGGATTTGCCCTTATAGATGTCTCATATGAATGGGGCTGGAATATTGAAGACCAGATTTGGGTAAATAAGGCTTTAGTTATTAGGCACCCAGAGTGTTTTAGTTCTAAATGATTGTTATAA